GCAATTTCAATAGAGTTAACACCAGTAGGCTTTATATGCACATGACCCGTACCAGTTGGGCTTATGTCTACTTGTGCGTTTGTGCCGTTGATATTTGTTGATACATTCAGAGATAAATTGTCTCCACCACCACCACCCATGCTAAGTTGGGTTGTGCCAGCAGAGTTTTTAAGACTTAAACCACCTGAGTTTGTTGCTTGAACAGTAGGGGTTGTAAGACTTGTAAGAGTTGCAGTGCCACCAGTAATAGCCACAGAACTAGCATTTTGGGTAGACATCGTACCCAAACCACTTATATCGGTATTAGATAAAGTAACTGCCCCTGTACGACCCGCTACGCTTATAACTAGGTTACTTTGGTCAATCTTTTGCCAATTAGCCCCATTAAACAACAACCAATCGCCAATTTGCCAATCAGTTATGCCATCAAGGTTAGTAGAGCCAGCCGTTGCTGTAATGTAGTAATAGCCATTTACACCCACGCCACTTGCCAATGTAGGAGTGTTAGTGGATGCGTTCCATGTACCTTGGTAACTTAAACCACCAGCAACAGATGCCCAAGAAGTTGATGTTCCATTGGTTGTCAGATACTTGCCAGAATTACCTGTTTGACTAGGAATCAGAGTATTGATCTGGTTTTGTAGGGAGGCTATGCTATCGAGTACAGACTGAGAAGTGCCACCACCATTAGTAATAACCTTGATGGTTTCTGCAAGATCAGGAGCAACAACCTCACCAACATTGAGTTCAACACCACTAGACAACCCAATAATAAGGCTACCATCGAAATCAATACGAGCAGAGGTGACACTAATACCATCAGTCCCATCCAAGCCATCACGCCCATCTCGACCATTCTGACCATTGCTACCTTGTAAACCCTGCTTTCCCTCAAGTCCGTCTTTGCCATTTTTGCCATCCTTACCATCTTTGCCATCCCTCAAACTAGAGGCTTTTGACTCAATGGTGGCATTTAATTGGCTAAACCTTGTCTCCAAGTCGCTCTTAATCTTCTTCAATCCTTGGATAACAACCTCTGTACTCTTGCCAATAGCCTCTTGGTTAGCAATTTCTAGTCGTGTTTGTGCTGATTTTTGCAAAGCACCAACTAACTCCATCTGCTCATCAGCAGATAGGCCATCAATGCCTAGTTTTCGCTCTAAATCACCAATATCCATTAGGAAAGTTCCTTAGAAAGCCTGTCTAGAAAGTCGTTCTCTACCTGCCCACGCTTATCAGCCATCTGTAACTCAACAATCTTGCTCTTATTCTTAATGTCAGCCTCTTTAAGCATCAAATCAGCAATCTTGACTCGCTTATCGAACTCTCTTTGGTTGGCATCAGCATCATTGGGTAGATTCTTAGTCAAAGACGCACTCATCTTGGCTTGCACTTCTTGTGGCATCAACTGAGCCTCAACAGACAACTTAGTAGCCTCTGCCCGATTCTGTTCTGCTTGAGTAGTGTTGACAGCAATCTGTGCTTGTGCCGCTTGCAGAGCCAATTGCTGTTGCATTTGTTGCATTTGTTGTGCTTGTGGATCAGGTTGACCCATTTTGTCCAACATCGCAATCAATTCCATCCTGTTAGATAGGCTTGAATTAGCCAAAATGCCTTTCAAGATCACAGGCAAAACAGGAGTATTGGGGCCAAGTGTCTGCAACAAGCCAATAAACTGCTGTTGCTCGTACTCTCTAGCAATAATGCCAAGCGTAGCCGTAGGAACAAAGTTCATGTCCACAGAAGGATAACGCTCTGGATCAAACTGCATGAAGCGGAAAGCCGCCTTCTTGATAAACGGGATTAGGAAATCCTCTTGGAAGTTCACCAAAGTGCGTTTGTACTTCTTGATGATAGAAGCAACAGCCATAGACATACCGCCTTGACCACCATCTCTAGCCACATTGCTAATCATTCCCTGAGAATCAAGAGTTCCCGTTGCTTGTAACAACATACGCTCAAAGTCTCGTGCCGTAGCCAAGTTGTTGGGGTCAGTTTGACCGAACTTGAAGGGGTAGAGAATCTCAGAAGGTGCGCCATTGGTAAGGATTGCCTTGCCAGGCTTTACTTCAAACTTCATTCCTCGTGGTAAACGAGTAGCATCCATAGCAATCATGGGGCTAGTAGTCAATGCCAAAGAATCCAAGTGGCTACGAGTCTGTGCGTCAATAGCCTTTTGCATATTGAACGCTTTTTCTACTGTTCCTCTGCCCAACAAGCGATTAGGAACTGTGTCATCTTGATAGGTCAAGACGGGACGATCCTTCATCATGTAGGGATTGGCTTCAGCCTTTAAGAGTTGCCCATCATTGGCAATCACAACAATGGCTTCTACCATGTCTGTATAGTCATCTGCCGCAGAATTCTCTGGAAATAAATCTACTATCTCTTTATTTTCTTCTAGATTCTCTAGGTATTCCCGTGGAACTAAGCCGTAGTAGGTCAGGAGAAGAACCTTCTCGTCCTGATATTGACTAACTTCTTGGGTAGGCTCTAGGTCTGTATCTTCACCAGTAGTGGTGATGTCTACTTTTCGGTAGATACCAGCCTCTATGCCTTGGACAATCTTGTGGATAGAGACATATTTCTCGATAGCCACGCCCATACAGTCATTTACGCTTGTGCCATTTGGGTCAAACAAGAAGTTCTTTGGATTTACAGGAGAAATCTTTACAGCAATTCTGTCTCTCTCTAAAACTCCAATAGCCGCTTGTCCAACTTGGCCTGGGATTGGTTGAGTGGAAGGAACATACTCCTTCTCAGTCATAACCACAACTTCGCCAATGCCTGTGCCGTAGATTTCAGCCATCAACTCAATTTGGTCGATTGCTTTGCGGATTTTGTCTTTCTTGAAGTCTTCCATCAGTTGAGCCTTGATTATCTCAACATCTATGGGATTACCGCCTACATCTTGTATGTTGTCTTCAATATCAAAGAAATCGCCTTGACCAAAGATTGCTTCCATGATCTCAGCATGACGAGTCTCTACGGCTTGTTGGGTAGCAGGGGTAACGATTCGTGAACGCTCAGACTCACGGGTTTTGTCTTCAGAAGCCCATTGACCACGGAAGATGCGTTCGTACTCTAGCCAATCAGGGAGGAAGTTAACATCTCGGTAGTCACGCCACCGATTGCAATGGTCTACAACAAATCCAACAAGTTCTTTATCGGACTCAGTTGGTTCGTCAAACTCATTTTGTTCCATACCGACTTGTTTATCTGTTGCCATTATCAAACCCCGCTAATTATGTCTACTGGCTCCCACTCTTCATCTTGGTCATCAACAAAGTATGAGGTAACAGCCATTTGATCTATATATGAGAGAGCATCTGGCAAATCATCATGCACTCCGATGGCGGGAAACAAAAGAAGTTGATCTTTAAATTCATCCCAATCCTCCTCAGAGTTCAGCACAATCCTTCCATGCTCAAAACGCCCTTGGAGACTCCAGATAATTCTGTCAGCCTTTTTCCTGTTGCCATGCGTTAAGTCAACTATATGCGAATATACATTATTTTTACGCATTAGGTCAGATAAATATGGTAAAACTGCATTTTTAAGCGCACCTTTCTCAATTCCAACAGCCAAAGGTCGGTATTCCCGCATCTTCAACAGTATGGTTGCCGCAGTCTCACGGATGTCCCAACGCCCAAAGACAATCTCTTTGACAAACCATTTGCCATCATCTGTTACCTTGACAACAGCAATAGCAGTCTGGTCTAGCCTTTTCTTAGAATTAGCCGCTTGTTTGGCAACTTCCTCAAATCCTGCCAAGTCACAGGCTATGTAGTAACTTCCAAATTCAGGCTCAACCCCGTATTTAATCCATTCTTCTTTGAAGATGTCGCTACCAGCATTGGTAAAGGATGCCATGTATTCTTGCTTGAAAGCAAAGGAAGACAGGGTTTTCTTGGCTGACTCAATCTCAGTAGGGTCAATCAGGGGGTTGTCTTTTGTTGTGAAGTGCCAAGATTTCCAGTCCTTATCCTCTTCACTTTCGCCCAATCTAAACAGATCGTAAAACCAGTTTCTTCCTTTGGGAGTTCCGATAAACATGGCTCTTCCTTTTCTATCGGAGAGAGAGGCTCGGATAACTTGTTCCCACGCTTCGGGCTTGATGTCCGCAACTTCGTCAAGGACAGCGTAGGTGAGGGAGACTCCACGGAGGGTATCGGGTCTATCAGCGCCTCGGACGTAGATGGTTGCTCCGTTGATGGTGGTGATGTTTTGATTGTTGATGTGGGCATTTTGAATTACCTCCCTGCCTAGTTCCAATAATACGTCCCAAATAATCTGCCTTGCTTGCCCGTTTGTTGGGGCTACATAAAGCACAGCAGAGCCTTGAGTACACTTTAAAGCCTCAATGATAAGAGTTGTGGCGGCAAGCCTTGACTTTCCACAGCGTCGTCCAGCCGCTATAACCTTGAAGCGAGTCTGGTCTTTAAATACCTCTTCCTGCCACGGGAGGAGTTGGAAATTTAGATCAGACATGATATTTGTTTCCTTTTAGGATGTTTTCTTTTTTTGGAATGACTCGAAGATTCCAAGGAACATGGAGTCCAGATACAGTTTTTCCTTTTAGGGGAACTATGTGGTCAACATCCCAAGCAATCTCACTATGCTTACTTCTCATAGCGGCAACTTGGTAAAGACACTTTATGTGCAGTTTTTCAAAAGGACTAAGCCATCTTGGAGTTCTAAGCATCTTGGATGAATGATTAAAGGCAGTATTGGCATTGACTTTGCCTTTATTGTTTTTTTGCCATCTAGTTGCTATCTCTTGGAGTTTTTCTCTTTGTTTCTCAGCATAAGAAGCCATGTATTCCTTGCGAGATTCTGAGTTATTGCGCTCTGCTTCACAGGCAATACATTCTGCTTTGGCTGTCCGTCTTTCGGCAATATGCCCATATTTACAGGGCTTACCAGTAAAGTAGGTAGGCTTTCCATCTAGCATTGCTTGTTTGCGTTCTGCCGCCTTAGTCATTCTTAGCCTCTATGTCTTCAGCATCTATGGTTTCAGGGGTATGCGAAATCTCTCCAATACCAGTAATGTTGATGGTTACAGCACTACGGGCTTTACCTTCCTTCTCAAACATAGAGACGGGCAACATTCTGTCCATGCACAACTTAATAGCGGCTAGTTGGGCAGGGTGATCGTCATTAAGGGCTATCTCTACCGCCTTATGGACAACTCTAGAACCTGCGCTGTTTATCAGGAGGTTCTTTAGTTCTTTTAGTTGGGCAGTCTCAGTCTTGGGTAGAGTGATGAGTTCAGGCTTATCAGCATAACTGGTAAGGGAGAACTGTTTGTTAGTAGAACCTTTTGGTCTACCACGGGGTTTAGTTTGATTCATGTACTTTTGTCCACAATAGGGAAGTTCCTTCACGCATTATGGCTCAAATCTTTTTGTTGAACAATAGGGTAATCCCTGATATAGTGTCATCACTCCACGGGGATCAGAACCCATCCCTCTATGCGGTTGAGCCGACCAAGTAGGATAAACAGGTGAATCATGTGGTCATCAAGTAGTCACTCCCCCCTCGTGATGAGAAGGGAACAAGATGAACGGGACGTGTAGCGTGAACTGACTTGCGATGACAAGCAAAGTAAACCAGTAACCAAGATAAACGAGAGGCTCACTTCTTACGAGAAGTCTTACCTGTATACACGGGTTCCCTGAACTCATCCTAAACAAACCTAGTAAGTCGGCTTACCTTCTTCTGCTAACACGGATAAGGCTAGTCAATAAAAAGCCAATTTACCTTTTCTTGTGGATACGAGGCTCCCACAAATATTACACAGCACGACTACCCCCTCCCCCCCATACAACTGTAAGCCCATACAGCATAGGGTTACTACTACTGTATAGATAACCAGTAGTGCAAATGAGAATCACTCGCATTAAGGTAAATCTAAATGAGAATGATTCGCATACAAGTGCTTATATGCTCTCAGCACCTAAAGCATGGCACTCGATATAACCTCTGCTCATATAGAATATTCCACATAGTGAAACCAAAGGTAGTAGTAATTTCATATAGTGATAATATAGGTAAGGGTTAACCCGTGTAAGGGTTTTTCCTTGTCCTTATAAATCAAGGACTTACGAGAACTGGCACGATTCTATTATGCTTATATAGTGAGAGGGTAAAAAAACACTCTCATCTTTTTAATAGGCTTTACATTGAAAGGCGTTCCATTATGACTACATCTCTTACACGTGAGCAATGGCTCTCACAAGCCACAGAAGAACTCAGGGCACTGTTTAAACAGCATGGCGATACCATACCCACACAGGTGCGGTCATCGTGTGGCTTTCCCTCCAAATCAGCCTTAGCAAGCAAGAACCGCAGAATCGGTGAGTGCTGGTCATCGGCTGCCAGTGCTGACAGCCACGCTGAAATTTTTATCTCACCCACAATCAGCGACAGTGCGAGAGTGCTCGACATTCTGGCTCACGAACTTATCCATGCTGTGCACCCTGGCGACGGACACGGCAAAAAGTTCGGTAAGACAGCACGTGCCATTGGCTTAGAGGGCAAGATGACAGCCACTGTTGCTGGCCCAAAATTCACAGCATGGGCAGAGCCTGTTCTGGCTCGCCTTGGTGCTTACCCACACGCTGACTTAGTGCCCTCCAATGCTCAGAAAAAACAGACAACACGTATGCTCAAATGCTACTGTCCTGAGTGTGGCTATACAGTTCGGGTTGCTGGAAAATGGCTCGAAGCAATGGGTGCGCCTATGTGCCCTGAACACGGCACGATGGATACAGAGGGCGTTTAAACAACTCAGAGGGAAGCCCTTACGGGTTTTCCTGTGCGCTGTTGCACTATACCGAAAGGCGTTAATATTATGGGCATTATGATAAACAACAGAAGCGACATCGAACAGTTCAGGTTGCACGTGCTGTTCAGAGGGCTGAAACTTGAACTTATGGGCATGAAAATGTCTAGGGGTGCATCATGCTACAAAACCTTAAAAAGCATGGGTTTTACTGGCACAAAACAGCAGGTGTATACCGCACTGGCTGAAGTGCTCGACAGGTCAACAGAGAGCGTTTAAACAGTTTATCTTGAGCCACTGTGACAGGGTGGCTTGTGATGCACTGTTGCATTATTTGAAAGGCGTTAATCATGGAAATAAATATCTGGAAATTGACTAAAGACGAAACCAAGGCTTTGCGCTTTGGTGCTAGAGTAATTGCGGGCACTGAGGGCGAGAAGGGCACGTTCTTGGGCGTTAATCGTTCGGGCGTTGTGGTAGTGGCTTGGGACAATTCCAAAGGCACTAAAGAGCCACAAATTATGGCTCGGCTTGTCGAGTATGCGTTAACCTAATTCTCAGCCCTTCGGGGCTTTCCCTCTCATTCATTCACAGGAGTAAACACACAATGAGACAATTATTTCTTGATTTATTTCTGGCTGTTGCACTGGGGCTGGCTTTTGCTACTCTGGCTCTGGCTTATTTTGATGTTTTAATTTGAAAGGCGTTAATTATGGAAACCAAATATAGAATTTATAAGGACGGATGCATTTGGATAAATGCGGCATTGTTTATTCATTTGGACGATATTGATTTTGATCACTCATACACTCGTCAACTTGATAATGGGAAAGATACAGAAACAATTTCCCACTATTACAGTGATGAGCAACAAAAACAAATAATTGATCATTTGCGTTTTGCCGTATCGCATTATTTCAATGGTAGTAAAAAATTTCTACTTGATACCGCAAAATTAAAAGTAGGCGCGGGAAACAAAATAACAGCATATGAAAATTGAAAGGCGTTAATTATGGGAGTTATTCAAGAAGCACAGGCGTTCTGGCCTGAAGATGAGGCGAGAGCACTCGCAGATTATGGGTTATTTATATTTGAAGATGAAGGGCACGACTATTACCATAAGTGGCTAATGAATGAGCGTGACCACTTCTGGAACAAAGTATTTGAGCGTGACCTTACTATGATGAACAGGTTTTCCGACTTGTTTAATTCACTGACAGCCAAAACCACTAATTTATATATTTAGAGCGTTTAAACAGAGTCTAGTCTGAAGGGTATAACGTGCCCTTTGGCCTGTGCTTTTACAGGGTTAATAGGAGTTACTATGTCTGCTTTTACAGTCACCAACACGCATATAAATGCACTTGTGCGTTATGCTTCCAGAAAAAAATTAAGTGTTCCTTATGGTCATCCATCAGTGCGTTTAAACGTATCAGAGCATGAGCAAGAAGTCGCACAATTATTGCTTGACGAAAATATTAAGAGCGTTAATTACAGGTATTCCGAAAAGGAATCAGGGTTTATTGAATACGACCGAGGCGCACCGATACTCTCAGCCATTCAAGCGATTAAAGCGGCGCAGTGCTTGCGTTATCAGTCATGCGAACACCCAACTTATGATGGAAGCATTGCTCAGTTATTGGTTGAAGCCATTATTTCCGATGCAATCCCTCGTCTGGAAGGTTATAACGATGCACAGTGGGCAATTAACGATGCAGAGGTGACAGCATGAGCAAATTAACTATAACAATCGACACTGACAACGATGCTTTTCAAGATATTGAGCCCGATGGCATGAGCCACGAATTACCCCGAATACTTGAAAGCCTAGCGTCCTACATTGTTAAATATAATGAATTACCACCTGCTATTTACGATATAAACGGCAATAAGTGCGGCACAGTGGTTGAGAGCGTTTAAACATGACGCAATCCCAAGCCCTAACAAAAGCCCTTTATCTTGCCCTTTGTGCGCCAGACGATTACAAAGCCATGCAAGCCACGCATTTAGCGATTGAGTTATCAGAGTGTTTAAACGATGCAGAGGTAGAACAATGCAAACTTGACGCGCTCGACATGATGGCTGAAAGCGTTTAAACGATGCTTTATGCCGCTATTGCTTTAATCTTACAAATCATTCTCAAACGTAAATAAACAGGAGTTAATATGAAAAAATTTATAGTCTATGCAGAGCGCACCACATTGGAATCAGTTGAAATTGAAGCCAATAATGCAGATGAAGCACAAAAAATTGCATTTGAAACAGAAAACGATTTCTGGAAGCAAGATGAAGATACAGATTGGCAGATTTTTCGAGTAAAAGAAATAACAGTCTAAGTTAGTAAGCACTCACTTACAACCACCTTCGGGTGGTTTTTCTTTGTCTATTTCTAAGCCCTTCTAACCCCTTCAATGTAGGGTGATAAGGGCAACCCTAAATTATCGCCTTCTAGGGGCTTTAAATGGCTTGCTTGGGCTATTCGTGCGGGTAGTTGTCTGTGCTGGAAACAGTAACCAATCCAATGTGCTTCAAATCCATCTCAGTAGTCAGCCCCAGATTCCAAAAATGTGCGCCCCACATTACGCAAATTCTTGCGCCCTCTGAAAGATTACCGCCTCCAATGGTTCGCATAATCTCCCGCTCTTTCTCTGAGAATCTAATTAAATTATGCTTTATCTCTGGTTTTTCCATTGATGCAATCCCGCCAGTAAAGGGCTATCAGTAAACTTTCAGCGATATTTATGTCCTTCTTTCGCTTTAATGGTGCGCTAGGCCATAGCATACG